CCATATATCACGCAAAGCGAGAACTTGGCGATATTATGTGGTATTGGATTAACTCATGTCGTGCATTGGGTTTAGACCCCAATGAGGTGATCCAAGGTAACGTTGATAAGTTAATGTCACGTTACCCTGGCGGTCACTTTGATGTGTTCTACTCTGAGAACAGGGTAGAAGGCGACTTGTAATGTATTATGCAGGGATTGACTACTCCCTAACGTCACCTGCAATCTGTTTAACGCGAGACTTCTCTGAACAGACTACTCGTTACTACTATCTTACTAATAAGAAGAAATATGACGGTAGGTTCATGGGCGGCACATGTCAGGGAAGTCTCGCGTTTCCCTATTCCTCTCAAGAAGAACGGTTCGACAACATATCGAATTGGGTAATGGCAGTATTGTCAGACTACGATGTAAAGCATGTGTTCATCGAAGATTATGCGATGGGTGCGAAAGGTCGAGTGTTCCATATCGGAGAAAACACTGGTTTATTGCAACATAAACTGTGGAAAGATAAATACTCATTCACGAAGATTGCTCCAACCGTAGTTAAGAAACATGCTACTGGTAAAGGAAACGCAAAGAAAGAACAGATGTACGATGCGTGGATAGACCGATTTGGTGGTAATCTTATAGAAGAGTTTAGTCAGAACAAACTGGACAATCCAGTGACTGACATTATCGATGCATTTTATATCGCGGAAACAGGCGCATGTTCATTGGAATCTTAATCTTTTTATCAGGTATATTCGTATCTGGTGTCGCGGCATACTACTCCATCATGGGGTTGATTGCTATCTTTGCTTCAGCACAATTTGCTATCGCAATCATGGGGGTATCCCTTGAGGTTGCTAAATTGGTGACTGCCGCTTGGTTACACTACAACTGGAAGAAAGTCAACTTCCTGATGAAAGCATACCTATCGTCTGCAGTCGTTCTATTGGTGTTCATCACCTCTATGGGTATCTTTGGATTCCTCTCTAAAGCGCATATCGATCAGACGATCAATGCAGGTGACAATACCGTAGTCATTGAGCGCATCGAGCAAAGAATTGCTCGTGAACAGCGTACCATAGCAGACTCTGAGCAAGTTATCTCTCAGTTAGATCAAGCAGTACAAACCCTGATGGATTATGATCGTGTTAGAGGTAAAGACGGTGCTATCGCAGTAAGACAGTCGCAGAAAGAAGAACGTGATATGCTTGCAGGTATCATCACCGAAGCGCAAGATGCTATCGATGTACTGGAAGATGAAAAACTTAACCTCAGTAAAGAACAGATCGCACTGGAAGCAGAGGTAGGACCTCTCAAGTATATTGCTGAACTGATCTACGGTGATGAAGCGAAAGATCACTTTGATGAAGCAGTACGTTGGGTAATCATTCTATTGGTGTTCGTATTCGATCCACTTGCGGTGACGATGCTACTTGCCGCTAACGTATCATTTAAAGAGTCTCGTAAGCGTGTAGTACCAGTGGAGAACATTAGTTCGTTTGAGGAGATTGACGATGATGATATCGAAAGTTTTACCGATTTTCAGAGCAACCAACCACTTGAAGAAACCACCTCGATTAATCCAGAAACGGGTGAAGAAGTCAGATTGCGTGAAACCGACTTTGGATCGGAAGGCGTAGTACTCGTGCCAGATATCACAATGACTGAAGATGAAGTTGCAGAAGCGAAGAAAATCTTCAGAGAAAAATCTGATCCATCCACACTATGGGATAAATTTTGGAAACATAAGCAGGAACGTGATAAGTTATAAAAAACTTTGGCAATATAACAAAATAATCTAAGAAGGGGGTTGACAATGTTCGCCCCCTTTTGTATTATATGAGGGTAAGTTGATGAGAGAGAAAAAATTATGTTCCGTATTCCAGATTTCTATGATATTACTCCTAACATGGAGTTCAAACACGCCGTAGATATTGTGACTCGTCATGGTCGTGGTGACTTACTTGAAGGTATGAATGCACTGGATCGCGCTTTCACCGAGTTCTGTGAAGGACAGCGAGCATTCTATGCATGTGAGACTGATTATATGGTGTTTGCAGATGAAGATGACTTCTATGATCACTATGGTGTTGAGTGTAGTGCATACAACGTTGTGTTTGAGAATATGGGAAAACTTTTTGAAAAAAAGTGAAAAAAAGTGTTGACAAGTGTTGCACAATGCACTAAACTGACCTTGTTGAATTGAGAGAGAGATTGATTATGAATTTGAACGATATGATGAAACTTGCAGAGCGTGGACATGAGTTCATTCGTTACATGAAAGACTTCTACTGTTTAGATGCTGACGGTATCTATGCTGAAGAGTTCCAGTTCACTGAAGAAGAAATCGTTGACGGTATGAACGAATACTTCAAGAGCGAACAAGTAATGAAAGATATTATGAAGTACGGTGCTGACACTGTTGATCGTGAAGCAGTCCGTGATATTATTTTGACAATGCGAGGTGAAGTATAATGATGTACGTTGTAACTACTACTGCGCTTGAGAACTATGGCGCACACTGTGAGTCTGGTAAGTTTGCTGATGGTAAAGCATACTGGAAGTTTAAGTCTGGTACAGACTACATCGTGGAAGGGTTAGACCGTCCACAAGACGCAATGGCGTTTGTCGCCGCTCTTGGTATCGAGAACGGTATCGGTTGGAAAGAGTTCCCTGCAGAGGTGTTAACCTACGAAGAGTGGGAAAGTCAGTTCAATGACGATGAGTGGGGTCGTGAGTACAAAGAGTTCAAACTTGAGTACATGAAGCGAGTCAACCCATTTGAGATGATGGAGGCGGCATGATGTTAGATTATATCGCTGTTCGGTTAGCACAAGCATTCTTGCTATGTGCGCTGTTCCTTGGTCTGATTGACTTGGTTTATTATTGCCTTGACTTATTGCGGTAACTAGTCTATACTGTGAATAAATGATGAGAGGAGTTGTTATGAATATGAATGACATGTTAGACATCTACAACGAAATGAGTCTGGTACGTTCTGTTTTGAACATGCCAGAAGTTCGTTCTATTGCTAACGAAGAAGTCTATCGTATGGTAGATCAACGTTGTGTTAAACTTGCAGGTGAAATCGCTGAGTATGAAGCGATGGTTGATGAACTTGCAATGCGCTTTGAAGGAGATATTGCGAATGTCAAAGGTTAAGTCTGCGTATTGGGATGAGATCAATTCTATGGAATATGATCAAGAACCTGACCCAGAGGTTCCAGAAAATCCCTCTTTCGTGTCCTATGTCAATCAATTGATTGATGATTGCCGCCCTCCTATTGACTATCAGGCATACATAGATTACTGTCGGCAGATGGAGCGTGAAGCGAATGAAGGTTGAAGAACTGTACGGTTTTGTCCGTACCCATTTCGAGGGTGACAGTTATCACGATATCGTGAGTAATGTGATACTGTCTATGAAGCGTGAGAAACCGTCTCTATATGAGAAGTACGGTTTGTCAATGGTAAAGGATGCAGTGTACCAAATGCAAAAGAATGGTACATCTGATTTATTGGGAAACTACTATGAAAATTGAACTCTATTCAAAAGAGAACTGTAAGTATTGTGAGATGTCTGCGAGGGCATTAGAGCAAGCAGGATTTGAATTCACCACTAAAAAACTTGATGTGGATTTTGATCGTGAATTTGTAGTGAATAATTTTCCCACTGCAAGAACATTTCCTATTGTTGTAATCAATGGGGAGATGCTTGGTGGATTCCAAGAATTATCGTTAATGTTAGAAAGGATTAAGTAATGGATCGTGAAACTATGGTAGAGCAGTTGCGTAGCAAGGTTTGTACTGTTACGTTTACTAAAGTGAATGGTGAAGAGCGTGTGATGGAATGTACTCTGATGGATAGTGCTATCCCTGAGTCTAAGCGTCCTAAAGACGACTCAAATGGTGTACAGCGCACCATCAATGTAATCTCTGCGTTTGATGTTCGCAAAGCAGATTGGCGTTCATTCCGCGTAGAAAATGTAAAAGAGTTCGTATGTCCATAAAGATTGGTTGGACACCATGTGGTAATGATTGGGATGGTTCGTTATCTGTTAACGAACTGTTCCATGAAACTCCAGAATTACTGAAGGTGTCTGAGTTAGTTGATGGTGATGCTAAGTATTGTCCATCAATTCGCGAATTTTATAAGAATGTATATGCTGTTCGTATGCCTTGGACAGTTGTGGTTGCTTTTAGTGAATCGGGAACTCCATATTTCGATTTATCTAAATCACTACATAAAGTCGCAATCGATGAGAATATCCAAGTTGAGAAGACTCCTAATGGTGGATATTCTATACAGATAATGCTTAATAACATGTTTGTGTCTGACACCAAAGGTGTTGTGTTGGAAAACATGCCTCCCATTCTTCATCGGGTGCGAGAAGAAATTCAATACTTAAATGGCGCATTAGATATCTACAGTTGGCAGAGATCACTACATTTTGGGTTCCACATACCTAAACAGGTTGTAGATGATTGCGCTTCAAATGAATTATCACTTGAATTTAAGAAAGGAGATGTGGTACAATACTTCCGTGTGAGAACTCCAAACAACGAATCGACTAATCTAGTCACTCTTGGAGAGAAGAGTCTTCCCACACTAAGTCGTTATGCAAAAAGATGTGAACTGAGTACAAGGTACTTTAAAGCATTTAGTTTGAAAGAGGTGTTTAATCGTGTCGCGAACCGTAGACCGAAAAAGTTCATTAAAGACTGATCCTGTCTCAAAGAAGAGACTATCAGATTTAGAGAAACGTCTATTGAATGATTGTGGTCATTTAGTAGTCAAAGCGAAGTATAAGAGTAATTTACTCAAGACTCGCACAGATGGCACTAAAGTGTACATGTATGAGAAAGTGGGTAAAGACTACACCATTTTCGCTGATGGTAACTATGTCATGCGTGATATTACTGATGTAAAGCAGAAGTGGATCATGCCTGACATATCAGCATATACCAAACCAAAGCGTTCTGATGTTCATCGTAGTATGGAAATCGACATTATGGAATTAATTGAGACTGTCGAGAAACCCACACGAAGAGCAATCATGAAGCAATTTCGCCTTGACAAAGCGAACAAAGAAGAGTATAGTGAGATTAAGAACCTGTCACCTGCACTGAAGCGTAGGATTGATACTCTGATTGAGGGTAGATTCTTGGAAGAAGAGTTTATTCCTAAATATAAGAGAAAGGTTCTCGTAAAGAGCAAATTCAAATATGTGTAAGGAGATGCAATGTCGCCAATTGATCACACTATCCTAGCGTTACTCTGGTCTGCAGGTATCGCAATTATCTTTTACATGAAAGGTAAGAGAGCAGTAGTTGAGAATATCGTAGAGGGTGTCCTCAATGAACTTAAAGAACAGAAATTTATCAAAACTAAAATAGTCGATGGTGAGGAAGAATTAATCCGTCATCCAGACTAAACAAAAGGTTATATTATGGCAATCCTAGTTGACTTGAACCAAACGATGATATCAAATCTCATGCAGAATCTTCAGGGTTCAAGTGAGATTGATCCAGAACTTGTGCGCCACATGGTGTTCAATTCCCTACGCTCATACAAAAAGAAGTTCGGAGCAAAGTATGGGGAACTGATCATTTGTTGTGATAACAAGAACTATTGGCGCAAGCAAGAATTCCCTTACTACAAAGCATCACGAAAGAAAGATCGAGAGAAGTCTGATTACGATTGGTCTGCAATCTTTGAGACTCTGAACAGTATTCGTGATGATATCAAACAACATGCACCATACCTAGTGATCGAGGTACAACACGCTGAAGCAGATGATGTTATTGGTGCAATCATTCGCGAAGTCAAAGGTGGTGCATTAGTCACCGACTCAGAGCAATATCTAATTATCTCTGGAGACAAAGACTTCCAACAACTGCAACAGTATCCGCAAGTAGACCAATACTCACCGATTATGAGTAAGTTCCTGAAGTGTGCTAACCCTATCGGTTACTTGCGTGAGCATATTATTAAAGGAGATCGAGGTGACGGTGTACCAAACGCACTCAGCGATGACGATGTATTTGTTAATGGAGGACGCCAAAAACCAGTTAGCAGTAAAAAACTCGCTGAATGGATCAAAACAGACGAAATCCCCCCCGAAATCAACCCAGATAAATATAGAAGAAATCAACGATTAGTTGATCTGACTCAAATGCCAGATGAGATATATAATCAGGTAGTTGAGCAATTCCAACAGCGTGATGTGAAGGGTACAAAGCGAACCCTGATGGATTATTTCATCCAAAATCGTATGAGACTTTTACTTGAATGCATTGAAGAATTTTAATCTGGAGAACTTTAATAATGCGCCAAAACATCTATGAATTTTTGAAGAGTGTGAATGACGCCAAATCAAAAGCGGAGCGAGTTCGTATGTTACAATCATACGATGTACGTCCTGTTAAGAATATCCTCGCAATGAACTTTGATAAGAACATTGAATTTGATCTACCAGAAGGTGCGCCTCCATTCAAGCGTGACACCAACGAACCTATGGGTATGTCAAATACCGATCTGTTCAATGAGGGTAGACGCCTTGCTCGATGCTTGAAAACTGATCCTATTGATAAGTTGCGTAAAGAAGCGATGTTCATCCAGATTCTAGAGGGTTTGCACTATACAGAAGCAGACTTGGTAGTTGCCGCAAAGGATAAGAACCTACACTCAATGTTCCCTAACATTGATCGTGAGATTGTCCGTAAAGCGTTCCCTACTCTGCTGACTGATATGAAACCAAATCAGTATACCAAAGACCAAGAGCGTTTCCAGAAAGATGACTGAACAAGTTCGTTTCACCGCTACAGTAGAGCATGATCCAGAAACTGGAGAGATGGTTCTACCATTAGAACCTGAAATCCTAGACCAATTAGGGTGGGGTACTGATGATGTGTTGAAATGGACTGACAACGGTGATGGTACGTTCACTATCACAAAAGTGGATAAATAGTGCTATGACTGAACAAAAACTCACTCCAGAACAAAGTCTTGAGTTCCTCAAGAAACGCACAGTAACGGTTACTCGTGAGAGTGATGGTTCCACTCGTGTGGCAGAAGTGCGCAGACACCCATCTCGTGGGTTGGAAACCCTTGACGGTACAGAGATTACACTGTATTATGTTGATCAATCTGTACAGGAGGGTGAGTTGAGATTTCCATTGACCCTTCAGTATATTGAAGGAGAAACTTGGACATCAGAGATTGATGGTGAATCGTGGAGTACCACGTTTCGTATTCCAGAACCTCTATTAATCAATGAGTATATTTCTCGCACAAAGGTTGAAAATTCAAAAAAGGTGAAATACTAATGGGAAGAACAAGTAAAGAAAGTGAAGAAGAGCGCAAGCGCAGAGAATTCTACGAAACTTATGCTAGAGCATTAGAAGCAACTGGTGGAGAAGAAGTGGATTCTCTCACATTTCGCAAGAAAATGCGCGAACTAAACGATAAAAAACCACTTAATCCTAAAAATGATTGATGTATACACAGGACTGCTACTCGTCTTAGCAGTCCTTCTTTATTTCTGCAAAGACGATTTCTAAAGAGAACCTTATATTATGAAAGTCAAAATTGAATTAGACCTCACCCCAGAAGAAGCAAAAGAACTATTCATACCGTCAGATAAGCAATCTGAATTCGGTATGATGTTATATAATGCATACACAAAAGCAGTAACTGATACTGTTTGGCAACACGTTGATCCTCATAATTTTACAGGAATGAACAAAAATGCGCGTGAAGATCGGTAAATACCCAAGTCGATTTACTTGTAGAATCCACACAAACTATATGAACGAAAAGTATAGTTTTTTGGATTGGACTGCAAAGCAGAATTGGTATGAGAACTTTCTTGAAAAAGTAGAAGACACTATCCAGTGGGTGTATGACCACACAGTCAACATAATCATTGACAACTTAAATCAGAAGGTCAACGTTCATATTGACCATTGGGATACTTGGTCAATGGATCATACCTTAGCACCTATCATCCTACCAATGCTCAAGCAATTGAGAGACAACAAACACGGTTCGCCGATGGTTGATGATGAAGATGTTCCAGAAGAACTGCGCAGTAAATTTGACCCATATTCCAGAACACCAGACTTATTTGCTGATACGATTGAGTATGATATAGCAGAAAAATGTCACGATGCTCTAATCCATGAGAAGTGGGATTGGGTTATGAATGAGATGATCTATGCGTTTAATTGTAAAGCGAATAAAGATGATGTGTATATGCGCATTGAAGATCAAGATGAAATGAGAAAAGAACAAGAACGCATTTCAAATGGATTCCGTCTGTTCGGTAAGTATTACGAAGGGTTGTGGGATTAATGAAGTGGTTAGACCTCATCACAAAGACTCCTGAACAGCGCATGATCGAGAATCTTGAAGCGCAGATGCTAAGTGGTATAGAAACCATGAAGGGTGCGCAAGAAACTATCGAATTTCAATCAAAAACCATCGCTGAATTAACACTACATATCCTAGAATTACAACGAAAAATTAAGGAACTTCAGGATGACCAAGATAGTTGACTTGTCAACACGCCGTAATAATACCCCTGAGACGCCCTCAGACGCCCTACAAGACGCGAACTACGATAAGGTGGATGAACTCCAGTACTCGTGGGGAAAAGTCTTTATGGACATGCTAGATGAAGCGGAAATCGGAGACAATTCTGAGGAATTCTGGAGAATCTACGCACTATTTGGAGAGACATTCCGCGCACTACTTTGCTATGACCAAAATTTACAACATCCATTCCATGATCTCGCTGAGAAAATGATTGATGTTGAGTTTGAGAATGATGATGCAATCATCTATTATAAAGATGTACACCTATATGTGAGTGAGTTCCCCCTAATCGATGAAGACGGCAATACATCTATTTGATCTCAATGACACACTATGTGAGTATTGGGAGAAAGAATTACATGATGACACCAAAGAGTGGTTGATCAACTTCTCTAAAAAGCATCCAATCAGCATAATCTCAGGGGGTTCTGTACAGAGTATCCTTACTAAGATAGGTGATGTGAAGCATCACTGTGGTATGGTTCTTGGATACTCTGGTATGGAAGTCATGACTGCTAATGACTACGTTGCACCAAAGCAGATTGAGTTTCCTAACGATCTCATTGAGTATATTCTTGACTGGCACGAAGGTGTTGAGGTTACAGAGAATACTACTACCCTCTATATCCCCAAAATCAAAGGGGAAACACGCAAGAAACTGGTGAAAGACCTAAATAACGATTTCCCAGAGTTCGATACCGTCTACGACAACAGAGACTACGGTATCACTGTTCAAGCATTCAATAAGTCTTTCGCACTACCCTACTTCAAGACTCGCGTGGTGTTTTACACTGACGGTACAAATCGATACACATTCGATAACCAAGCGTGTAAAGCGTTCAAGAGAGCAGGACATACGATAGTTCCTGTCAATGAACCTTGCGACTTCATTAGAAAAATACAATCATAAAAGTGTTGACCTTTCCGATCATTGTGGTATTATTACTATGTTGATTGAGAGAGGTTTTTATGGAATACACACAAAATTACTACGATGTGATTCTTCTTGGTGGCGTATTGGTCGCCGCTGTTGTTTATCTTGCAATGAAAGGTAATTTGAGAAAGTGGTAAAATTGCACACCAAGACAATGATTATATGGGATGACTTGTTCGTCCAGTTATACGTTGGTGGTCAAGATAAGTGGAACATTCTTCCTGAGTGGGAGAATCGCGTCAAGAAGATGAAGAAATATAAAGGTGAATTATGATTGATATGCTGAAAGAGATCACTGGTACAGTTGGTGAATTCCGTTACCCTGAGAATGTCTACTATGTGCGTGGTGATCGTCTAGTAGCATTCTACCCTGAAGGTAACCCTGATGGGTTTGTCATCTATAAGAAACCTATGCGTTTCAGTAAAAAAGGTCGTAAGTTTGAAACACTCGCGAAAGGATTAAAATCATTATGACAGAGAACACGCCACTAGAAGAACAGTTGGATGAATCAACTCAACAGCGATATAAGAACTCTGCTATGTCCAAAGCAGGTAAACTTGCGATGGAACTTGCACAAGAGCGTAAGCGTCTACGTCAAGAACTAGAAGAACTCCAAGCAGAAGCGGATGATCTGCGTCCTACTACGCCTACTGGTACAGTCGATTGGTACGTTAAGTGGGCGGCAATGTTCCTAACAGTGTTTGGGGTGTTCTTCATGTCTGCTAACCAGATTATGTTTGGTCAGATTGCATACATCATCAGTTCAGTTGGTTGGGTGTTTGTTGGTATGCAGTGGTCAGACAGAGCGATTATGATTGGTAGTGCGATTACAGGTACTGCAGTTGCTATGAATTTGATGGGTAGTTTGGTATGAACGTAGAAGTTCCTAACTCTAAGATACCCACAAAGGTTTTGATTGATGAATTATATGATCGTGTAGATGATCAGTTGTACGCACCAGAAAAGCGAGCAGACGACTATATGGAATGTCTCAGCAATGGACAGAAAGAACTCCTACATGATTTACTAGAAGCGATAAGGAAGAGATGCGGATGAAATGTATAAATTTAATTATTGCCATACTTGTGTCACTGAATGTGATAGGATATGCAAGTTATTTAAGAATCACTGAAGGTAGTGCAGGTTTTCTGTCTACTCTTGGAGCAATCGTTGCTATGTTCATTATCGGTGTTTCTGTGACTGAATTTGGTAGAATGACTAGGAGATCAAGATGAGTAAATTTGTAATGGTTGATACCATATCAATGTTCCGTATGCGGTATGTGGTAGAAGTTCCAGATGATGTGGGTGAAGAGATGTACTTCAAAGATGGCACACGATCATTCCCCTGCACACCAGAAGAGTATGCGAAAGATACCGTAACATGTGGAGATGTGCGTGAGTTCTCACAGGAACATCTCGATGAGGTGATTTCATCTTGTCGTGAGGTGACCAAGGAAGAAGCAGTCGCACAATGGCGTCAGGATAATAGTTCATTTAGTTCTTGGAGTGATGATTTTATCACAAAATCAGCGATTACTGAGGTTGATTTCAGTATAAATGAATATTATGAAGAAGAAGAGCGCAGATGGCACCAAAGCGGTGAATAAAAATGATAACCTATAGCACCAACATGATGGGTCCAGTATCAATGGATTGGTATAGTAAACGAGGACTGACTAAAAAAGTTAGAGAAGTTCTCAAAGAAGGTCAAACGATTTATCCCAAAGGTCTTGGTGCAGGTGATGTATGGGAATACGAGGAAGTCACCACATACTATGCAGGTGGGCGAATTGATATTCGGGGTGTGCCCGGCGACGATTATTGGAATGGTTGGCACGAGTATAGTGTAGCACCCATGCATGGTGAAGATTGGAATGCACTGGGGGATTATCTTTGGGACNTGACAACCGAAGAACTCTTACCGTATGATACACTCATAGAACAGTTTGAAACACATTACGGTAAACGGATAAGGTGGGCAGATGAGTGAGAAATTAACAGAGAAAGAGATTGAAGAACTCCGTGTCAAGAAACAAGCAATCAAAGAAGAACTCTATGATGCTGTGAAAATGGAGATGTTCAAAGCAAGTTCTGAACTGGAAGGTATTGATATGGATGAAAAACAAGAAAAAGCATTAGACGGTCTTGCCAAGTTATCGCAACAAATGGAAGAGAGACGTATTCAACACGAGGAAGAAAATGATGCGTGGTGGGATGGTCTAACTGAGAAAGAACGAGAAGATGCGTTCTATGCCGTATGTAAGCGTATTCACCAAGCAGAGTTAATGGATCACGGCACTTATCGTCATGCTCTATATGATGTGTTTGGTTTTGATGGTGGTATGTATATGCATGGTATGAACTGCGGTTTCATGGCAATTCATAATGCTATCGGTGATGGTGAAGAATATCAAGCAATGCGTGGCGTAAATCGTCTTGAGGTGATTGATGAAAATGGTCGTGCATTGGTAAAATACCTTAAAAAATATGAAAAATTGCGGTATGAATTACAAGACGATAACCGAACACTAAAGATATTTGTAAATAAAATTAATAGTGTTTTTACGGAGAACCTATGACTAATTTTAGTGAATTGTTTGATGAGTTTCTTGACAACCATGCAGAAAAACTTGTTGTAGAGGAACTGAAAACCTACTACAAACTGACAGATGTAAATGATGA